TTTTCCATTTTTGTTTGCTCCACTTTGAAAGTTTATTAGTAGACTTTTTCTTACCACTATAAGTTCCACCAGAATCTTTGTAGTATTTAACAGCAAGCTGCATAGCTCTGGCAGAGTGCTTACCACCCATCTTTCTCTTTGCTTTAGCCTTTGCCGCTGCCCATTTCTTTGGGTCACGTTTAGTAGCTGTACCGCCTTTCTTACGCTTTATTACGTTTGCCATTGCTACCTCTTGCTTTTTTCATAGCTTCCTTACCTTTTTTAAATATAGAAGCTACTTGAGTTTTACCCATAACTTTAGCACGTTGTTCTCCTACAGTAAGTATTTGTACTTTACGAGCATAAGGCTTATTTATTTTTTTAACCTTTGCCACCGTAGCTCTGGCATCTGCTGGAGTAGCAAACTTTATACTAACTGTATCTTTTGGATTCTCATCAGTATAAAGTCTTCGACCAGAACCTTTAGGCTTTTTACCAGTACCTACTTTAGGATCACGTTTCTTATTCATTATTTTTTATGTATCTTCTGAACTTCAAAGCTTGCTTTCTTTGAAGCACCTTTATGTGCTACATAGCCACCAGTAGGATTTTTCATAAGTTTAAATCCTTTACCAGATTTCATCCAGTGAAATCCTTTGGGAGCATCTACTGCTTTTTTCATTAACATCTCCATCTTTTACGAGCTTGTCTAAGTCTGCTATTAGGATTCTTAGCAGCCTTTGGAAACTTCTTCATCTGTCCAGCAGACCTTGCACAGTATGACTTACGTCTTGATGCACGTTTGCCTGTAGGTTTCTTTTCAGTTACAGCAGTCTTTAACTTAGAACCGGGATTCTGCTTACGATATTTAGCAACACCCTTCTTAGTCATACCAGCACCAGACTTGGTAGGACGTTTCATGCCCTTACCAATCGTAATGCCTTTCATATTACTCGGTTTTCTTTTTTGCTTTACTGCCATGTGTATACCTAAATTTTCTTTCTATATAATTACAAAGATTGTTTATGTATTCGTTAAAATCTTTATAGTCTTCTTTTTTAGGCTTAGTACCTGAAAAATCTATTAAAGTATAATCATCATATCCTTCTTGAACAGATTTATTATACTGTTTTAAAAACTCTTTAGTAACCACGCATAGCCTTACCGTAGCCTCTTACCTTACCACCCATACGACGACGAACGGTTGTCATTCTACCGCCCTTTTTCTGACCCATTTCTACAGATTCATCATTATCATAAGCGGATTTAGTGCTGTCTACACCTACAGTACCCATGCCAAAAGGAAGTCTTACTTTTGTTTTTCTTCCCTGCATATCACCAAAGTATTCACTAACACTTTCACTACCCATATTTTTACCAGCCATATTACCACGACCAGTACCAGAACGCACAGGTTTTTTAGGTGCGGGTTTTTTAGGTTTAGCTTCTACTTTAGGTAGTGCAGGTTTTCTTTTAACATCTGCAATAGTAGATTTAGGTCTAGTTGTAGGTTTTGGTTTACTGCCTGTAGTTGCACTAATAGCCGCTAGTCCAGTAGCAACAGGTACAACAGCAGCTTTTAATTTACCGGGCTGCATTCCACCAGAGCCAGCAGCCTTTTTAAGTTTAGCAGCTTCTTTCTCACCCTTTTGAAGTCCTTTTTGTATTTTATTAGGTCTTCCTGCTGCTCTAACACTGGGAGCCGCTTTATCAATATTAGATTTAACATTTGCAGGAGGAGTTTTAGGAGGAGGCGGTGGTTTTTTACCAGCCTTAGTTACAGCCCCTTTTGCACCACCAAGAGTTTTATAAGTTTTATCTCCAACTTTAAAACCGCCTCTAACCTTTGTAATTCCTTTTGGAAGACCTGCTAGTGCAGCACGAGTTGCTTGAACACCCTTTACAAATCCTTTTAGAGCAGGTCCACCTACCATCCAAGACGCTCCTGCTATTGCACTTCTTCGTTTGGCGCTTAACTGATCACCACTTTCTTTTACAAACTCTCCCATAATAGTTTGTAAAGCTTTATTAGGTTTTTGACCTAACATTTCATTTCTTCGTAGTTGGTTTTCTGCCCTACGAACAATTTCTTTTTGTGATCTAGAACCTTGTCCAGCATCACGAAATTTTTTAAGAAGTTCTTGACTCATTTCTTAGTCCTCCACCTTAAAAGCTTTGCCCTGTTCGTAGTCTTCATCAACTACAACATCTTGCGGTGGTCCCTTAACTTGTGGTCCTTTACGTGCAGCGCCATAGCCTTGTCCTGTGGGACGACCTACAATCTCATCAAGGTTATGGGGCCGTTTGATTAGTGTATGTGGTCCCTGCATCTAACTTCTCCTTTTACGTTTTTTACGTTGTGCCTCGCTAAGTGCGATGGCTATAGCTTGTTTACGTTTCTTAACTTTTCTACCAGAGCTACTTTTAAGTTTGCCCTTCTTATATTCCCCCATAACTTTCTTAACTTTACCGGGGCGAGTAATCTGTTTTCCTATAGAGGAACGACTAGTTGTCATAGCAAGCCTTTACAAGGTCTTGTCCACTCATATTATTTTTAATAACCTTACCACCATGCTTACGTTTATAAACTTGACCACCACCCATTTTCTTTTTCTTTGGTCCTTCTGCATCTGTTGAAGCAGTATCCATACCTGATTGATTAGGAATGCCCATTTTAATTTCTATTTCTCTATTAGAAAGACCTTTAGTATAATCTGCTGGTAGTTTAGCTTGATTATTATTAGAAGTAGAAAGTTTATTCTTTCCCTTGAGAGCATCTTCTATTGAACCACCACTCTCAAGAGCTATAGTTGTATAGCCCATATCTATATCTTTATTTTTTTGTTTACGCTTTCTTTGCTGACCAATAGTTTCATTCTTTTTTATAGTATCTCTATTAGCTTCTTCTGATCTTTTATTAGCAGCGTTTGCAGCTTTATCTATTTTTTTCTTATTTGCAGCAGATTGTATCTGACCCCTGCTTGTTGGTTTTGTTTTTACTTTGGGAGGATTTATTTTGCCTCTACCACCCTTAACATCAGACTTAACTTGTGTTACTCTCCTAGTACCTTTATTTGGTCCTGACATTACAATCGCACCAGTGCCGTATGGATAAAATAATTCTTCTTTCAAATTAGCTTGTCTAGGTTTACTATAAACCATTTCTCCCGGCTTATCGCCCTTTGTTAAATATCTTTGACTACCCATAAATTTAGTTTTTCCAGCACGACCTTCTTTCAATTCTTTTGCGGTAGGTTGTCTCATTTTTTTATTAGCCATTAGCTTGCTCCTTGTATAACTGTGTTAGGTCCACCAGCAGGAGAGCCAGCAACTGCCATGTCATCCTGTCTAGTACGCCGTGCTTGATTGCGAAGTTGATCTATTGCAATTTGATACTGCTGCTGCCAGACAGGAAGAGTAGTCCAATCCTTCATATACATAGTAGCTTCTACCATGCATCCAGCAAAGAGAGCATCATAGCAATACTCACTAAAGTAGTTTGTGGTTGTTACGCTAGTTCCCGTAGCAGAGGCAAGGGCAAGCGGCTGTGACTGTGATTCTATTTCTACTGTAAGTACAGAAACTGGGGTAGGAACAATCTTAATACTTGAATTGTTTTTGCGTGTATAGTACCGGGGCGTTCCGGTAGAAGCACTTACAGGCCAGTAATCATTTACATACTCTGTTGTTCTCTGCAAGAGATTAGTAACAGAGGTGCCGTTGCTCACAACAAAATTAACATTGCGTACAACTAAAGCTCTGTCATTTAAAGGAATAGCCCCTGCGTTTCCGCCAGAGACTGATACACTATTATATTCATTAAGACCTACATCATCTAGGTCTTTGACAAGTCTAAACTCTGTCTTCTTGACAAAAGCAGATACCTGCGTAGAAAACTCTGAAGAGTCATTCTCCGTTGTATTGATTAAGTCTGTTTTTAGATAAGCAAAGTCAGGCATGACTAGCCAAGCATAGCAGTTAGAACGCAACCATCGGTAGGACCAGAAATACTAACCACACCGTATACTGCAACACCCATATCTCCGATATAAATATCAGAAGCTTCATTGGCTGCTACCTGAAATTTAATAGCTGTTCCTTCAGCAGTCTTGTTTGTAATCTGACGTTGACCTTTAATAGAATAAGAACCAGCCGCTGTTGCCAAAGCATGAATAGCCATGATACGAGTAGTGCTAGGAATATTACTATCAGCAGTGCCATTGCTTCCAACAGTCGTATCTGTATCTACATATTTAAGAACAGCATCTCCAGTAGCTATTCCAACTTTAATATTTGTAGGCATTTAATTCTCCTTTAAGAATTAAGAGAGAGTGGCCGAAGCCACCCTCCCTCATTAGCTGATTAACCAGCACTACCGTACCAGCCACGCCAATCCGAAACACCGAAGCTATAACGCTCCCGTGCCTTGAACCGAAGGTTGCCGGTATCGAAGTCTGGCTCCATCTTAGTCTGAAGCGGCGAACGAACGAACATTTTGGTTCCGTTCGGCACATCCGTTTTAACAAACCATGCATCCGTATCAGTGAAGCGACGGTTAATGAAGAAACCTTCAGGAACCATGCCCATGTGACGGGTAGCATTGATGGCGTTGTTGTTCGGATTACCACTGGCAGCACTCGTCTGAGTGTTACCGGGACTAGAAAGAACACGATCTGCAACCGCCCAGTAATCAACCGGGATGTGCAGTGAAACAGCACTTGCACCAACCAGAATACCACGATCATCTTTGGTCTTCTGAATAGCCGTCAGGGCCGTTTCAAGAGTTGCTTCCGACAGGTCAGCCGCACCAAGAAGGTTAGACTGAAGACCATCAGAAATCGTCGGATGAGAAGCCGAGAAAAATTCAGCACCATCACCAATGAGATCAGAGAAACCATTGTTGTAGATGTTGGCGGCTTTTACCTGCTTGGTGTTTGCCATCGCACGGGCAAGACCTCTGGCACGAA